CGGGCACGAAGCAGATCGTGGCCGCTTTGTGTTTGGGTGACGCGCCTCACGGCGCGGGACAGGGCCCGTTTCATGGTGCGAGGCCCGGCGGGGACAGGTACCCGCTCCTCCGCGGTGGTGGGTGCCGTGAAGATTACCAGATTGACAGTGCCCGGAGGGAGGCGGCGGCATGGCGACGGGCAAGTATCGGAAATGGCTGACGCCCGACGGCCTGATGCTGCTGACGGCCTGGGCGCGGGACGGGCTGAGCAATGAGCAGATCGCCCGGAAATGCGGGATTAATCCCGACACGCTGTATGCCTGGAAGAAGCGATTCCCCGAGATTTCCGAGGCTTTAGCGCGCGGGAAGGAGCCCGTGGACGTCGAGGTGGAGAACGCGCTGCACAAGCTGGCGACGGGCTATACGGTGCCGGTGCAAAAGACATTCAAGGTGAAACGGGTGTACTTTGACGACAAGGGGCGGCGGTGCGAAGCCGAGGAGCTGGCCGTGAGCTATGACGAGGTGCACGTGCCGGCGAACGTGAACGCGCAGAAATTCTGGCTGGCGAACCGCAAGCCGGAGGCCTGGCGTGAGAAGGTGGAGGCCGAGGTCTCCGGGGAGGCGCTGGATCGGGCGCGGGAGCTGCTCGGGGGGATCAAGAGTGTTATCGAGTAAACAGCAGGAGTTCCTGGACAACTGCTCCCGGCGCTGGAACGTGAAGACCGGGGCGACTGGCAGCGGAAAGACCTGGCTGGATTACGCGGTGGTGATTCCCCAGCGCCTGCTGGCCTTGCGGGGCGAGGGCGCGGCGGTGATTCTGGGCAACACCCAGGGCACGGCCAACCGCAACATCCTGGAGCCGATGCGGGACATCTGGGGCGACGCGCTGGTGGGCACGATCAACAGCAGCGACAATTCCGCGAAGCTGTTCGGCAAAAAGGTCTACGTCATGGGCGCGGACAACAAGAAGCACGTCGCCCGAATTCAGGGCATGACCATCGAATACGCCTACGGCGACGAGGTGACCACCTGGGCCGAGGACGTGTTTCAGATGCTCAAGAGCCGCTTGCGTTGCGCCCACAGCCACTTTGACGGGACCTGCAACCCGGACGCGCCCCAGCACTGGTTTAAAAAGTTCCTGGACAGCGGCGCGGATGTGTTCAACCAGGCGTCCACGATCTTTGACAATCCGTTTCTGCCGAAGGAGTTCGTGGATAACCTGTGTAAGGAGTACGCGGGGACGGTGTATTACAACCGCTTCATCCTCGGGCAGTGGGTGGCCGCTGAGGGCGTGGTTTACCGGCAGTTCGCCGACGACCCGGAGCGGTTCATCCTGGACGACCTTCCCGAGGGCGACGCGATCCGCAACGCCGTGATCGGCGTGGACTTTGGCGGCGGCACCAGCGCCCACGCCTTCTGCTGCATGGGGTTTACCGTGCGGGGGCGGCTGGTGGTGCTGGACGAGTACCACGAAAAAGCCGCGTTGACGCCGGAGAAGCTGGCGCGGGACTTCGTGGACTTCGTGCGGCGGTGCAAGGCGCGGTGGATCGTGTCTGACTGCTGGTGTGATTCGGCGGAACAGACGCTGATCAACGGATTGAGAAGCGCGGCGGCCTCGGCGGGGCTGGGGCTGAACATCGGCAATTCGGCGAAAAAGCCGATTAATGACAGGATAAGAGCGACCTGCATCCTCATGGGGGCGGGGCGCTTTTTTGTGGCGCGGCAGTGCGTCGAGACCATCGACGCACTGAAGAGCGCGCTGTGGGACAGCAAAAAGCTGACCGAGGACGTGCGGCTGGACGACGGAACGACGAACATAGATAATCTGGACGCCATGGAATACACCTTCGAGCGTGAGATTCCGGCGCTGATTGACGGGTGGAGGTTTACCGCGTGAGCGGTGCAAAGGCGGTGAAGCCGTTGAATGTATGGGACAAAATCAAGAGCTGGGGGCGAGGGCTGATGCAGAGGACGGTGACGGCGACGGGCATCGCCCGCGAGTTCAAGGATATTTTTGAGCTGGGCGACGTGCCGGCGTTCAACCAGTTTTACTATTTTGGCATTTTCATCTGGAAGGCGCTGTACCGGGGCTATTACAAGGACTGGCACCTGGTGCCGGTGGTGGCCGTGGGCGCGAAGCCCGGGCAGACGCGGCAGCTGTTCCGGCTGAATACGGCCAAGGCCGTGAGCGCGGAGCTGGCCTCGCTGGTGTGGGGCGAGGAGGCGCAGTTCTCCGTCAGCACCAACGGCTGGGTGGAGCAGAGGAACGAGGACGGCGTTGTTACCAATCCGGACCCGTTGAAGGGGTTCGTGGAGGACGTGCTGCTGCGAAACGCCTTCGGGGAGAAACTGCAGGAGCTGATCGAGCAGGGGCTGGCGCTGGGTGGCGCAACGATCAAGGTTTGGGCCGAGCCGGACCGGCGCGGGCGCGACGGTGAGGACGGCGCGGAACCGGCGCGGGTGATCCGGCTGGGCTACTGCATGGCCGACCAGTTTGTCCCGTTGGCGTGGGACAACGCACGGGTAACCGAGGGCGTGTTCATCAGTCGGCGCGCGCGCAAGGGGTGGTATTATACCCGGCTGGAGTGGCATCGGTGGAACGGCGAGACCTACGTCATTACCAATGAGCTGTACAAGTCCGAGATGCAGCGCGGCGCGATGGCGGGACAGAATCAGGATATTCTCGGCATTCGCTGTCCGACGACGGAGCTGCAGGAGATGTTTCCGGGGCTGGAGCCCGAGACCGTGGTACCGGTGGAGGAGAGCCTGTTCAGCTACTTCCGCACGCCCATCGCCAACAACATCGACGACAACTCGCCGCTGGGCGTCAGCATCTACGCGAACGCGTTGGAGACGCTGCATGCGATTGACATCTGCTATGATTCGTTCGTGACCGAGTTCCGGCTGGGGAAGAAGAAAATCATCGTGCCGGCGCGCTTCCTGCGCGCGGTGGTCGATCCGCAGACCGGGCGGCAGGTGCGGTACTTCGACCCGAACGACGAGACCTTCGTGGGCATGGCCGACGACGACGGCACGGCGGGCGTGAAGGACATCACCATGGAACTGCGGGTGGAGGAACACGTGGCTGCGCTGAACGCGCTGCTGTCGATTCTGTGCCTGCAGATCGGGTTCAGCGCGAACACGTTCAGCTTTGACGAGCACCAGGGCGGAATTAAGACCGCGACCGAGGTGGTCAGTGAGAACTCCAAGACCTTCAAGACCGTGCGGACGGTACAGAACCAGCTGCGGCCGATGCTGGAGCACATGGTGCGGAACATCATCGACGTGGCGATCCTGTACGGCATGGAATGGGAAGGTCAGAGCGTGGAGCGCCTGGCCGCCGGGGGCTGGGAAGTCAAGATCACGTTCGACGACGGCGTGACGCAGGACCGGCAGACAAACCTCAATGAAGGCGTGATGCTGGTGGGCGCGGGGCTGCTGTCGAAGTACAAGTTCCTGACAGACAAGAAGTTCGGGCAGGGGCTGACCGACAAGGAGGCCGCCGAGGAGCTGCAGCGGATCCGGGACGAACACCAGCAGACAGTGAGCGAGGAACAGGTAAGGCTGTACGGGGGCGGGGCGTGATGATCTATGGCAAACCCTGACTTCCTGGACGTGCTGGGCGAGGAGATGGGCCGAGTCTATGAGGCTTGTCACGACCGGCTGCTGATCAACCTGGCGCGGCATTTCCGCTTTTTGAAGCCCGGAGAACAGCCCGGCGGGGCGTTTGAGTATCAGGCAAAGAAGCTGCTGGAGATGGGACAGCTGACGCAGGAGAGCGTGGAGATCATCCGTGGAATGCTGGACGGTGCGGACCCGGCGCTGGCGGACTGCCTGGAGGCGGCCATCGTGGAGGCGCTGGAGGACGTGGAGCCCGAGTTGAGGAAGGCTGCCGAGGCGGGGCTGCTGGGCGAGGAGATGCCGCCGGAGATCAGCCCGAGGGCAACGGCGGCGTTTGAACGGTATTATGAGCAGAGCGCGGACAAGTTGAACCTGGTGAACACGGTCATGCTGGAGAGCACCGAGAACGCCTACCGGCAGATAGTGAGCGACATCGTCAACCGGATGCAGCGGGCGCAGACCATTATCGACGCGGCCACCGGCGAGGTGGTCGTCGGCGTGGAATCCTTCAACCAGGCCTTGAAGGACGCGGTGCGGAAACTGGTGGCCACGGGAATCACTGGATTCATCGACCACGGCGGACATCGGTGGCGGCCGGAGACCTACGTGGCCATGGACATGCGGACGACCTTTCACAACGTCAGCCGGGCGGCGTTTTTCGACCGCAACGCGGACTACGCGAACGACCTTTATCTGGTGAGCCAACACCCGGGGGCGCGTCCGCTGTGCTACCCGTGGCAGTGCAAGGTAATCAGCCGGACGGACCAGGCGAGGGACGTGACAGACGGTGCGGATCAGCCTGTACACGTCTACGCCCAGAGCGAGACGACATACGGGGAGCCGGCCGGGCTATTTGGCATTAACTGCGGGCATCACCCAGAGCTGTTCATACCAGGCGCGACGAAGGTGCCGGAGCTGCGGCAGAACGAGGACGAGAACGCGCGGCAATACGCCGAGAGCCAGAAGCAGCGCGGCCTGGAGCGGGAGTTCCGTAAGGCCCGGTTGGATCTGGACGTGGCGAAGGCCCAAGGCGACGAAGAAGGGCTGAGGCAAGCGCGGGAGAAACTGCAGGACGCCGACGCGAAGCTGGATCGGTTCACAAAGGAAACGGGCAGGAAGCGCCGACGGGAGCGGGAATACGCGCCGGTGAACGCCACCTGGCCGAAGCCTACGGGCGAAGGGGCCACGACAGTGCGCGACGCGCTGCGGGATTATTTCGAGCAAGGGGGGATGCTGAGTGGCATGTGAGCACAAGCGAATCATGAGCCGTAACTGCGTGCTGTACTGCATGGATTGCGGGGCGAAGATCGACCCGCCGAAGCCGGAGGAGAAGAAGCCGGTGAAGAAGCCGGCGAAGAAAACCAAAGCTGATTAAAGCGCCTTCGGGTGCTTTTTTCATACAACTACGTCCGGCGGGACGAAAAACACGCGGACGCATCCCATCACTCTATCGGGATGAGAAAAGGAGTGTAACATCATGGCGAACATTTTCACCAGGAAAGCGCTGAACGACATCATGGGCAACGAGGGACTGACGCCGGAGCAGCGGACCGAGCAAGTTTTCAGCCTGTACGGGCGCGCGCTGGACGACGGCTACATTGCCAAGGCGGCGGCACAGCAGGCCCAGCAGACGGCGCTGGAGAACGCCAAGGCCGAGTGGGAGAAGGGCATCAAGGTGCCCGACCCCAAGGAGAGCGACGACTACAAGACCTTGCAGAATCAGTTCAATGACTACAAGGCCATGCAGCAGGCGCGGACGTCCGAGGATTACAAGGGCGTCAAGGGCAAGTTCTTCGAGACGGTCTACGGCATGGTGGATCGCAGGGATGGGGCGAAACCCGTCGCGGAGCAGCTGGCGGACATCCGCAAGGGGTATGAAGAATACTTTGAGCCGGAAAAGAGCCAGCAGAAGCCGACCTTCGGCGCGCCCGTGGAGGGCAGCATGCCGAAGGGGGACCAGGGGGCGGTCGCCGCGTTTTCCAAGGCGTGGGGATTTGTGCCCCAGAAGAAAGAATGAGGAGATGAGAGATTATGGCGTTTATTCAGACTAACGTCAACTACGCCGCCGAATACAGCCGCGCGCTGGCGGAGGCGTATCCGTATCTGAGCTACTTCGGCGCGATCTGGGCCTCGCCCAATTCGCAGTTGTACAAGCCCGGACGCGGCGCGACCATGTACATTCCGACGCTGAGGACCAGCGGTGCGAAGGCGGTGAACCGTGACCGTATCGACGGCGTGTTCACGCGCAACTGGAACAACGATTTTCAGGCTGTGCAGCTGGACATGTACCGCTATTGGGACACCCTGGTGGACCCGATGGACCTCCTGGAGACCGACGATATTGCGAATATCGCGAACATCACCCGGACGTTCAACGAGTTCCAGAAGGTGCCCGAGATGGACGCTTACCTGGCCATGAAGCTGGCGGGCTTTGCCGCGCAGTATGGCGGCGTTGACGCGACCACCCTGACTTCTGCCAACATCCTGGCGGAGTGGGACGCCTACCTGGCCGAGATGAAGAACCGTCGCGTGCGGCCTGACCGCGCTGTGTGCTACATGACGCCGGACGCTTACACGCTACTGAAGCAGGCTACCGGCATGACCCGATTCATCGAGGTCACCAACGGCATCCGCGACGTGGACCGCAATATCGCGCGCCTGGACGGCGTTCTGATCGTTGAGGTTCCGAAGGATATGATGCTGGACGCCTACGACTTCACGGAGGGCTATGTCCCGGTTTCCGGGGCCAAGCAGATCAACATGCTGTTGGTGGACCCGATGGCCGTGGGCGCGCCGATCCAGTACGAGACCGCGATGATGAGTCCCCCGACGGCGCAGTCTCAGGGCAAGCTTCTGTATTTCGAGGCCTACCGCTACGGCGCGTTCAGCCTGATGGAGCGCGGCGCGGGATTCATCGCGAATATGTCCGCGGCGGCTACTCTGGGTGCGCTGACCGTGGCCAGCGCTGCGGGCACGGTGGCCTCCGGCGATACCGTGGTGACCGTGACCGGCGCTATGGTGTACGATTCCGGGCGCGTGCCGAGGGGCTATGCGCTGTACTACACCAGCGGCCAGAGCGCGGCGGTGAGCCTGACCTACGGCTCCGGGCTGCCCGCGGGCGAGACCTGGGCGAAGCTGCCCGGCAACCCGGCAACCATCGGCAGCCAGACGGCGGGCAAGTACATCACCGTCGCCCTGGTGGAAGAGACCACCGGCAAGGTCGTCGCGGGTGGCAACACCACGCTGGTGGTGAAGTCCTGACAATGAGCGCCGAGCGTAGCGAGGCTGAGGAGCGAGGTCACCGGCTGACCCGCCCCGAAACCTGTCACCCGCCGACAGGCGAGGGGACAGGGCGACAATGGAGGTGAGCGACGTGGCGCAGTATTTGACCTATGAGCAGTATCAGGCCTGGGGCGGGACGCTGGATGAGAGCGCCTTCAACCTGGCCGAGATCAGGGCGCGGGCGCGCATCGACGCCATGACGCAGAGGCGGGTGGCCTATATGCGGGAAGTGCCCGAGCAGGTGCAGGCGGCCATGATGGAGATCATCACCGTGGACAGCACCTACAGCGCCGCCGCACAGGCCGCCGCGCCCGTCGCCGCCGCCTTCACCACGGACGGCTATTCGGAGAGCTATGGCAGCGCCGAGAGCCGGACGGCGGCGATTGAGAAGCAGCTGACCGGAAGCATTGAAACCCTGCTGGACGGGGTGATCGACGATGACGGAACACCCCTGATTTACGCGGGGGTGCCGACCATCGGCATGCCGTGGATCGGGGGGATGATTCCGTGAAGCTGTGCAACGACGTGATCACTGTGTTCAACGCACGGGTGGACCCTGACGAGGGCGGCAACGTGTGGGCGCCGACGGTGATCGCCGGCGCGAGCTGGTATGCCACGGACGCCAGCACGGTGGACGCCTCCAAGGGCGGCCTGGTGGCGGCGAACAAGGCGACCATACGGATCCCCGTGGAGGCCGACACCGGCG